TAGATCCGCCTTGTACAAGTAGCAATGCGTCTCTACCCATTGCTGTGTTGTCTGTTCCATCATCTAGTTGTCTTAGTGCTCTGTTACCGTAGGCAGTATTCGCAGCACCGACATTACATACACGAAGTGCTTCATATCCATACGCGGTATTCTGAGATCCAGAACTTACACTGCCTAGACTTCTAACACCAAACGAAGTATTGGTTGCTGTGTTCTGAGCGTTACCTCTACCAACTGTAATAGGATCTGTAGATGTTCCAAAGATCTTAATGTCTGCTAACTCAGAGTTAAGTGTAGCGTTGACAAGAAGATCATCAGCAATTGTTGTACCAACTGTGAGTTCCTTAGGAAGAACTAAGTTGTTATTAATAGTTGTGGTTCCACTAGTAGCACCAATGCTCAAATTGGTGGAGGAGTTTGCAAAGTTTACATCGACAGCACTACCAATAATAAGATCAAAACTATTTGATGATGTAGTAATCGAGTTAAGAATGTTTGGATTGTTCTGGAATACCAAACGATCTGTACCAGTTGTGTCTGTAATTAGAGTACGCAACTGTGTGGATGTTGTAGGTGCAAACGTTGCAAGAGTATCAGATGTATATGCTACGTTACCACCTTGTCTAAAGTTTGTAGTAACAGAGGACAGTGCGTTATCAGTTGTAAATACAACGTCTCTCTGGAACTCTACAGCAATAGCAGATGAAAGTGTCAGTGTTGACGAAACAGTATTAGCAATTGTCAGACCGTTGATAGATGTGGCAGTTGCAGCACCTAGAGTAGGAGCAGTTAGTGTTGGTGACTGTAGAGTTTTGTTGGAAAGTGTTTGGAAGTCTGTCTCGTTTACCAATCTCTTGTCAACAGAACCATCCCAAGATCTCCAATAACCACCAGCATTATACCACTGTAGTGATTGATAAGATACAACGTTTTCACTAGCATCAGTAGTAAGATTGACTTGAATACCACCATCAGAAGCAGTGATGCTCTGACCCTTTCTAAGTTCGATGATGTTATCTTCTACCTGCAAGGTAGTTGTATTAAGAATAGTCTGGGTTCCATCAACAACCAAGTCACCGCCAATCGTAACTGTAGATCCATCGTCAGTTAGAAGACTGTTTGTTAGTTGTCCGTTACCACTGTCCCACTTAACCAAAGTGTTACCAGAAAGGTTGCCAGAGTTCTTTAACTGGAAGTCAGTTCCATTCAGAATTAGACCACCACTAGCAGCGAGACTAGCACCAGTATCAGTGTTGACTGAGGAGATAGTGATTGTGGTTACACCACCACTAATATTTTGAGTAACTGTAGTATCACCTGCCTGAACAAGTCTAAAGTCACCAGCGTTCAATGCGTTGCTAGGACCAGCGGCAACTCTAGTGACAGTGTTTGTGTCAGTGCTATCAATTTCAATTGTGTTTCCTGACTGTTGTACTGTGACATTACCACCTAGGTGACTACCACCAGTGATAGTAACATCAGCACCAGCGGTAGTAGCAGGAGTAAATGTTCCTGTCGTGCCTCCTCTCAGTCTGGTTACTGTGTCAGTAGAACTGATAGTGATTTCAGGATCACCTGTCTGTCCGTTAGCACCTTGAGTTACAGTGGTAGCACCAGCACTTAGGAAGGTATAGTTTCCAGTCTGTCCATCAGCAGGACCATAGTTTCCACCAAGACCGACGCGGAGTTTTGTTTTAGTATCTTGATCGTTTGCACTGATCGTAATAGTTCTAGTAGGAGCATCCTGAATGACCTGAATGATACCAGCACCAGCGATAGACATTGCGCCAGTCTGTGCAGTACCACCAGATGCTGCCTGAAGTGTAGTAATTGTATCAGCGTCTAGAACTGTACCAGATAGAGAAATAGTATCGCCTACTCTATTGATCAGTAGTTCTAGTGCTTTGTGGTTAGCAGGAATAGTAGCAGGAGCAGTTACTCCAATGATAATATCATCATCAACTGCAGAACTATCTGTAAGTCTTAGAATTTTTTGAGATGAAGAAGCACCATCGAGAGCAGCAATAGTATAAGTTGTGTTGTCGTTTGGTGTTGTGATCGATCCACCAAGAGAAACACTGGTTCCGTTGACACTAATACTAGAGTTTACAAGAGCACTGTTTGGAATGTTAGTGAGCGTACTAGTAGATCCAGAGATCGTGCAGTTTTCAAACTGTTTATTTGTAATAGTTTGCGAAGCGGTCAGATAAACATCACCAGGCGTTCCCCATGAAACAGCGGATCCATCACTGGTTAGATATTTACCTGCACCAGTGTCTGAACTGATAATGATACCATTACCAGTTAGATCTAAATTGTCACCCGATACAAGTTCTTCAATCTTCTTGGATACAGAGTTAACAATTAACGGAAAACGATCAGCCATTTAACTTGCCAGTTGATACTAGTGCTCTTGTTTATTTATGCCTCATGAAATAACGATGCTTCCCGACATACCACCATGGAACTGACAAATGTAATAGTATGTTCCAGCAGTTACTCCAGTAGTGTCCCAAGTTATCGTGCCAACTGATGCACCATTGTTGGTGATTGTTCCTGAGGTGACTTGATTTCCTGTTCCTGTGGTTGCTGTAGTCTTGATTAAGAATGGATGTCCAGAGGCACTTACATCAAATACAAGTGTGTCTCCAACGTTACAATTTATAGTAGGATCATTAGCGGAGGAGTGTGTGGTGGTGCTATCAGTTCCAGTGATTACATAATGACTTGCTCCACTATTACCAACAGTAAAATTATATGTCTGACCACCTGTTTGTTGTGGTGCTTGTCTGTGGAACGTAGGTAGTCTAGGAAATCTTAAACCATTGTCAGGATCTCTCTGATTTCTTTCACCAATTCTTTCATTAATAAATCCAGCAACTGGACGAGGATTTTCTAGATGTGGATATAGATTAGGACTTCCTTGTCTACATGTTACATCATCTAGTGCGCCACCTGCAACATCAAATGTCATATCTCCAACAATACTTGTGTCATTGAGATATCTTCTTAGATCTTCATTAGTAAATCTTGGTTTACCTGTAGCAAGACATGCTGCCATGCCAGCTATCTGTGGAGATGCCATACTAGTTCCACTGATAGCAGCGTAGTAATCATTTGCAGTGTACTTTGCATCTTGAATACCTTGACTACTGTATGCAGAAAGAATAGCATCACCAGGAGCAAAGATGTCTACAGCAGGACCGAACTGTGTATACACAGATCTTCTGAAGTCTCTCCTATCTTGTAGAGCACCAACATTATATGATTTAGAATCATAAGTATTAGGCCACGCTCCTCTGTTGTAGAAGATAGTTCCAACACCATTGATATCAATAGTATTATTCCAGTCTGGACCAGATGGTGTGTCCATTATTAGATTATCATTACCAGCAGCACCGATAACTACAACACCTTCATCAACAGCATCTGCTACGTCAGCAGCGATAGCAGTAGAGTATGATGGATATGCATCTAGATTAAACCTAACACCAAAATCTGTTTCAAGTCCTGCTTGTGTCCAACCACTAGGTCCAGGATTGCCAGCATTATAATTTGTACCACGATAGAAAACATTATTGACATCAGAGAATAATAAGTTAGCCTCGTTATTCATTTGTATGATGCCACCATAACTATGGTTGCTGATAGTTGGATTTCTAAATCCAGTTGCAGGGTTTACTGCTTTACTTCTATGAAATGCTCTGAGGTAATCAAAGATAAGTAGAGCACCAATTTTTTGACCAGACGCCCAAGTAGAAGTTACTGCAATATTATAGATGTTTGATCTATTTGCCCATCCATATGTTTCACCACATGCAGTTCCTGCAACGTGCATACCGTGGTAATCATCGCCTGGTAAGTTAGCAATACTATGATATGTGATAGTTCCAGTTGGTTCTGTCTGTCCGTCATCATCAATACTATTGACTAGAGTATTGAGTTCATTGAACCACTGATAATCAACAAATCTATTCACTCCAGTGTTTGGATTAATCCACTCTCCAGCATCTACTGCAATACTATCATCACATATGACAACATCTACATGTCTTCCATCATTGAATATATCAATCTGTTCATTTACAATTTCATTTGAATCTGGATCTCCCCACGAACCATTCTTTCTTCTTTGTACTTGGTCACCAGCAATGTGTAGATGTCCCCACTGAAACCATGTGTGCTGATAATTTGTAGCAGTAGGAGAGTTCTTGAAAAACTCACCAGTCTTTTGCCACGCTGTATTATTAACTTGTCTTCTTACTTGTAGTGTCTCTACTAATTCTACACCCCAAACTCTAGGATCTTGGCGTAACTGTTCTGCCTGATCCTCATTCATTTTATAGTGAGTGTTCCTACTAGTAGGACGCTTCATTACTAGATGGAATTGATTAGTCTCCATCTCATTATAAAACTGCTCCAGATCTTCATGTCTGTGGAGCGTTACGATGTAGACTTTATCTTCCATATCAAGCCTCTAGTTGGACATAGGTGAGAGTTACAGTAATGTTATTAGTAGCACCACTCTTATTATATACCTTTAAGTATGTGGCATTAGATCCTGCTTCATTGAAACAAACAGTGCCAGGAGTAATAAGTTGTGTAGCAGCACCAGCAGTGATAACTTCTGCAAGAACACCAGAACCAGGAGTAGGATCAGTAGTCTCTAGTCTGCTGCTGTCATTTGATCTTGCATTTGTAGAAGAATATAGTGTGACCCATGCAGCATGAGAAGTTTGAACACTCAACAATGCATATGTTTTTGGAGTGGTGATAGTAAAGTTACCAGCAGTAGCATTAGCAACAGACTGAGTAGTAAATGCAGAACCTCTTACCTGTAGTCCAGTAACACTGTTGGGTAAATTGACCCAATTAGATCCATTCCAAGTAAGAACTTCATTGTTTGAAGCACTGTTG